GATATCGTATGGCAGACCGTTGGCATAGAAAGCCACGGCATTACTCGACATGCAAACAGCGCCACCGGAAATAGGCAGACCATTTACATAGACCGTTCCAGCGGGCAATCCTGCGCTCGCATCGACATAAACGACTTGTCCAGTTGCTGAAACAGGAATGCCGTTGACGTAAATGGATGATGCAGTATCGGTAATGTGCACCAGACCAGCCGCATTGAATGCAATGCCGCCAAGGAATGTCGGACTCGATGGCACGTCAGTGGTCGTCTGTGCCACATCATCCACTATGGGGAATATCGCCATCAATACCTCTCTGTCAGTTTGGTCGTTTCATTCCACAGGTCGTCAAGTGGTATTGTGGAAATGCGGCCATTATGCCCGGTTACGGCGAAAACTTGGGTTTTTTCTGGCTCTTTCGGCTTATTTTCACGCCAACTCAGGGCCAACATTCGGAACGCATCGGCACAATTATGAACAATCGCGCCATTGGCTAAAGAGAATTCTTCAGCATCAGGGACCGTTAAACACCAAACATCACTGCGCTCGGTTATCTTTTTGACGCTGGCGATAACGAGCTGTGGCTTCCTTGTCAGCGCCGCGCTGGCGGTATGCCGCAACTTTGCAAACGTCGCTGCAATACTTTTGAGCAGTGGCTCCGGCGCGAACGATGCCCATAAATTCGACGCCGCAATGAAGGCATTTGCGCTCCTCTCTTGCATGGCGCTGGCCCAGCTTGATTTTTTCGGCATGGCGTTTGTGCCACAACCTGCCCTCATCGGATGAATGCCATGCGGCTGCTTTTTGTCGCGCAGATTCACTGATAACAGCTTTGTCTGTTCGTAACTGCGTAGCCCAAGAAAGTTGCAAGTGTTCTTTGGCGTCCATACATTCAAGGTTGGATAGCACGTTGTTGGCGCTATTGCCGTCCTTGTGATGTATGTGGCAACCGTTTGGAATTGGGCCGAAAGCAAACGCCCAAACATCCCTATGCAAACGCGAGCTGCCCTTTGAGTAATATGGAGAACTCGGCCAAACCTTGTAAAGATAGCCATTGAAATACTGCGTGATTTCGTCAAGGACGATTGGATCACGGTATTCGGCAACAGGTGTTCTGCTGATTTCCACCCGCTTGCCGTCTTGAATAAATGATCCGGCGTGCATTTCACCGTATACCCGTTTGTGAACTGCACCTCGACAAGTTGGGCATCCCGCCTCGTCACACGAGGGTTTGTGTATTGCTTCCAGCCACATGATGTTAAGACCTTCCCCGTTTTAGGTAAGTCCATTATCCGACACATTCCGTAATGCGTCAATATCTCAGTTTCCCCGACAAAGCAATGGCTTGCAAAGTCGTGACGCGGCTTCTCTCTGAATACCTTTTTATCCTCATCATATTCCCGCTGGTATTGCTTGAGTATCTCCACCGCATCGCCACAGTTATCACGGTCAAACCATACGCGTGGCAGCATCAAGCGTGCGGCCTGAATGCCGTCCTGAACTGACAAACTCGGCACGATAGCCACCTTTGATGCGCCCCCCAATAAAGGCAACACCTGCTCGATGATGGATCTTCCACCGCTAGCGAGCGTTTTAGCCCTTGCGTCGTGCGGTAGCCAGTGCCGGGCGTATTTGTAGCCCTTGCCTATCACCTGGTCACAGTAATCCTGAATGGACAACCCGGACGCGGCGTAATAATCGATACAGTGAATCTCTGACGGCGTGACTTGATAGAACCAAATCGCGGTATCGTCGTGATAACCCAAATCCCAGGCAGTGTGCACCGGAATGGATGGATCATATTCAACCGTGGTCACGCGGCCCGATTCTTCCGCGTCCCTGAGTTCCTTGCCGTAGTAGGCCCCGAGAATGGCGGCTTCAAAGCTGCATTCAAACTCTTGCTCGTACTGGTCCTCGGTCATACCGCGTTTGGCGTCTTCAAGCTCACTCTTCGGCAGCAATCCCGAGGTGCTGGCCTTGATGCTGGCTGCAAACCACGACTCAGAAGCTTGAGCAGTTCTCCAGATGTCATAAAAAGCGTTATGGCCTTTGGGCGTGCCAATGAATACCGCCCATCCTTCACGGTCCGCCAATAGCGGGCGGATAATCTCGCCCCACACTCTTGGGCGCATGTCGGCATACTCATCTAAAATCACCCCGTCCAAATATAATCCGCGCAAAGCGTCTGGATTATCTGCTCCGAATAATCTGATTCGATTGCCGTTGATTAACTCAACCCATAACTCAGATGCATTGGCTTGAGTGCGTACAGGGTCTGAGAACCTGAGCAGGTAGTCCCATGCAATGCTCTTTGCTTGCGAGTAGAACGGGGCAATATAGGCATACCGCCCGTTGGCCTTGCCGTCTGTAAATGCCCTGCGGATTAGATCATTGATGCAGGAAACTGTTTTCCCAGCCCTGCGATGCGCGATCAGGCAGGCCCAGCGTGTACGGCGATTGTGAAAGTCTTTGAATGCGTCCCGTGGCGCATACGGGATGACGATCTCTTTTATTCCTGAGCCCATTTGATAACCGTTTGCAGCGGTTTATCTTGGTCGCCAGCAATCTCAGTTCTACTCAGTTTAGGCGCGGCATATTCCGCCAGCTTCGCCAACAGGTCCAGCGCTTTCTCCGGCGCAGGCTCTTTGCCGTGTGATCCGGTCGCAACTTGATCAAGCCAGATAGCGACGTTTTCGCTGTTGCGCTCTAGTAGGGCTTGGACCGTCTCTCTAAACGCTGTGGTGGCCTTATTAGGCATGCCTTTGGGCCTTCCTGGGCCAGGTCCGGGAGGAAGATTTCCTTTTGTTTTTTTAACTTGGTCCATATATCGCCCAATCAGGTTAGCTGATACGGCATGGATTATGCATTAACTTGTCATTCTTACCTACTGGAGATGATCCCATTTGCAAACGCATTCACTGCGCCATAAAAATCGTTCTAGCCAGTATTCGGCGGCATTATCACCAGCCACCCTGTTGTTCTCACAGTAGCTATTGATTTTCCGGGCCATAACCAATATCCACTGAAGGATGGATAAGTGATCTGGATCATCTTTGTTTTCCAGTTCCACATCAATACAGACGGTATGGTTATCCATAGATGCCGCTATTGGATGCGAGTCGAAATTAACAACCCATCCATGAGGGCGCCCCATTGATAGGCATCGTTTGCGTGCGCTTTTTATTTCAGCGATGTATGTCATTTTTCCCTCACAAATCCACTAGCGTCACATCCTTAGCTCGGCCTTTGCCTGCCAGAATCTCGTGTATGCGCTTCTCACAGTGTCGGTGCGCCCGTACCATTGCCCGTGCGGGTAGCGCGCCCACAGCTTCAGCGTAGCATTCCAGCAGTGATCGCACCGCCACAATGCCCGGCCCGTCAAATCGGATCACCTTGCCGTTCAGGTTGCGCGTCCCGGCTTCGGCTAATGCCTTGATTGCATCGCCCAGCAGGTCGTCAGGATCAGCGAGATAACCCAACTCAATCAGGCTCTCCGTCACATTTGCTACGTCTGACAGACATCGCCAGTCGTTTTTGGTTGGTTCCGCGTCTGATTCGATGGCCGCTAGCCCTTGATGCATCTTGGTCAGCATGTAGGTGCGCGTTTCCTGCTTCAGTGGCTTGTCAGGGCTGGCCATGAGTTCGTCCATGAGGGTGTATGTTGGTTTTTTCACATCAACCCCGCATAAATGCCGTGTGCCCGCGCTTGGCTCAGTGCCCGCCTGACTGGATCGACTGCGGGCTTTTGCATTGGCTCCCTGTTGTCAAGGCGGCCCAATATGACCCGCCATCCCGGAACCACAAGGAACATGAGGACAGCGCCCTCCTGCACAGTCATCAGGCCGTGAGCCTCGGCACGGCGGCACAGTTTCGTTAGATTTGTTGGCGTGTGGGCTATCCGCGCATGAAATGCGATTGCGCTTGCTGGTGCAGGCTCTCCTAATTGGTCGGATGCTGCCAACATAGCGCGGATTTGCTTGCCTATTGGGCGCATACAGCACCCGCCATCATTCCCAGCAGTTCTGCCGCTGCCAGCCTTGCGCGGCGGTTCGCCTGCCTTTGCGCCCCTGTCAGCTTGCGGCGCTTCACATCCTTGCCTTCACCCAGCGAATAGACGGCGGTGCAATCGCGGCCCATGCTGTCCGTCTCCCATCCGCTGATGTGCACGGCCTTTTCCATGTGCATCGCCCGCAGGAATTGTCCGGCAGTGTTCGAGTGCAGGCCCACATGGTCGGCCAGTTCGTGGCTTGTGACGGGATGGTCTTGCATCAGTTTGATGCTCTGCGCGGTCGTGCGATGGTTGACCTTGCGCTGCCAGGTGATTCGGTTGGTTCGTGTAGTCACTTCAAAAGCCTCTCTATCGTTACGTTCAATGCGTCCAATTCGTTCATCTTTCGGGCAATCCATGCGCGTTTTTGGCCGTGCCATCCTGCGAAGC